TTCAATCTAGCACTAGACTATGCTTTGACGTTAAATGATAAAGAAACCGTTTACTTCCTTGAAAACGACTATTTGCATAAGGAAGGAGTAGAAGAAATCATGGAAGAAGGGTTTGAACTTGGGTTTGACTACGTAACAACCTACGATCATCCTGACAAATATCTAAATCCTGCTGAAGGAGGTAATCCTTTTTGCTGTGGGAGATCTGAAGAAACTAGAGTATATTTGGGAAAGAGTTGTCATTGGAAGTTAACTAACTCAGCAACGATGACATTTGCTTCGAAAGTGAAGACATTGAGAGAAGATGAAAGTATAATGAGAAAGTGGACAAGTGAAACCCATCCTCATGACTTTCTAATGTCAGTAGAACTAAGACAGAAAGGTAGAAGGATAGCTTCAACGATACCAGGATATTCAACACATGGAGAGACTAGATGGCTATCTCCACTAACAAATTGGAAAGAACAGTTATGAAAAAGCTAGCAGCACTTATTATTGAAGATAGATTCTTTGAGGATTTTGGAGACATCTGTAATGACCACATGAAACATCTGCCAAAAGACACAGATCTATTTGTATACACTTCTGAAGAACACAAAGAAAAGTACACAGAACAGCTAAGTAAGCACGGAATTACACCAAACTACTTAAAATATAACAAAGACACAGAAATTCCATACTCAATCAAGTACATAAGTGGTGTAGATCAGTTCCTAGCAGATACTAGAATGAAGCCTCTACTCAATATGTGTGCATTCATGACAAGACCTGACTTTTGGAAGGATTACTTTGATTATGAGAGAGTTCTAGTGTTTCAAAGGGATTCTGCAATCTTGAGAGAAGGTATTGAAGAGTTTTTTGAGTATGACTATGTAGGAGCACCTTGCTACAACTTTGTAAAAGACCAAACCATCCAAAACGGCGGACTTTCTCTTAGAAACCCAAGAGTTATGGAGTACATCTGTAGATTGTACGGATGGAAAACAGATCTCCAAGATCTAATGGTGGTAGGTCAGTATTCAACAGCTAGCTTCTTTGCTGAAGACATCTTCTTTTGTCTTAGAATGATCAAGCACAATGCAGGCAAATTGGCACCTTTGGAGGTGTCAAAAATGTTTAGTGTAGAATCCAAGTTTGAATTAGGCACGCTTGGGTATCATAGGATGGATGTGTATTTAAAGGAGGATGAAGTGCTGAAAATTATGAAACAATACAAATAGGCGTTTTACGTCAAAACGATATATTTATATATGAATTAAAATCTAAAACTATGTTGTTATTTTTAGTAATCGTTGCAGTTGCTGCTGGAGTAGCTTTCTTAGTACTCAAAAGCAAGAAAGTTGAAAAAGAGCCAATTGCACATGTACAGAAAGTAGAAGAACCAGCTAAGGTTGAATCTAAAGAAAAACCAGCAAAAAAAGTAGCTGTTAAAAAACAAGTAAAAAAAGAAAAGTAATTTATGGAAAAAACAAGTCTGAAGTTATCTGAATTCCTACAACTCGATGGTGAACTCAACGGTGTAGTAAATCAGCAAACAGGAGAGGTTGTATCAAAAGGTCTTATCTCTGAAATCAAAAAGTTGACGACCAAGTATTGGTTAACTGACCTCGCAAAGAAAGTTGCAGTAGAAAAAGAATCAGTAGAAAAGTTCAAAAACGAACTGATTCAAAAACACGGAGAAGCTGACTCTAGCGGTAACATTAGCATTCCTCTCTACATCAATGAAGTAGCAAATGAGGAAGGTGTTATTGTTTCACGTGAACTCAATCCTAAGTTTGTAGAGTTTCAAAATGAGTTTGGTGCTCTTCTTGAAGAAGAAAGAGAAATTGAACACAAAGAATTCAAAATCGAAGAATTCGAATCAGTAGAACTTAGCGATGACAACGAAGCAAGCTATAACGTATTTTTTAAATTAATTAAGGTAGGCGAATAATGAGTGAAAAGTTAAGTCCAGAAGAACTCAAGCAGTTCCAAGACATCCGCAAAGCGATCTACGAATCAATGTCCATTTCAGGTGAATTAAATTACCAAAAGACACTAATCGACCTAGAACTTGAGAATCTCAAAGAATCTATTAAGAAAAATGCAATAGTTGAAAGAGATCTCTTAAAGGGTTTTGGTAGTAAGTATGGGAACGGTTCTATTGACCCTGAAACAGGCGAAATTAGACCAATCTAATAATTTTGGTTTTGCCTCTCTCTACAGCTATTTATAAGGAGAAATAAACTATTAAAATGGCAGAAGCATTAATTTCACCAGGCGTTTTCCTAAGAGAAAACGATCTTTCCCAAATAACAGCAGGACCAATAACAGTAGGATCAGCATTGATAGGTCCAACTGTACTTGGAAGACCCAACTTCCCAACTCTTGTAACATCTTATTCTGAGTATAAAGCTAAGTTTGGTACTACCTTCATTTCCGGTGGTACAACTTATGAATACCTCACTTCTCAAGCAGCTTTTAATTACTTCCAGCAAGGAGGTACTTCACTGCTTGTAACAAGAGTAGCGAGTGGTTCATATACTCCAGCTGTTTCATCTTTTATCTCAAGTTCTAATCTAGCTTCATCAGCGTTTGATCTTGAGACTTTGTCAGTAGGTGTTATTATGAATAACGATTATTCATCTTCTGCATCTCAAGCTACTAAAGGAATTCTACCAAGTGGTTCAGCCGATAATGTTAGATGGCAAATTGCTCAAGCTGATTCAGCTTCTGGATACTTTACTTTGTTAATTAGACAAGGTAGTGACTACACAGCTAACCAATCAGTACTTGAGACTTGGTCTAATATTTCTCTAGATCCAAACCAAAATAACTACATTGAGTATGTAATTGGTAATCAAACCTACAACGTACTTACAGATGAGTCTGGTCAAAAGTATTTACAAATTACTGGTAGCTATCCTAACGCTTCCAACTACGTAAGAGTAAAAGCAGTTAATCAACCTACTCCAAACTATCTTGGTCCAACTGGTCAAGCACAACCACAATACACTTCTTCAATCCCTGTAAACGGATCTGGATCTTATAACGGTTCATTTAGCGGTGCAACTGGTCCATTGTTTGGATGTGATGGAATAGCTCCTCTAAACATGTACGAAGCAATTCCAACGGTATCAGCTAGTTCTCCTCAGTATAACGTACAAGGTGTATTCCCAGGCAGCTATGACACAGCAATTAACTTGCTTGCTAACCAAGATGCTTACATTTATAACGCCATCTACGCTCCAGGCTTAAGTAATCAAAACGCTTCTTCACAGATTACTGCTTTGCTTGCAACAGTTTCAAACCGTGGTGATGCTATTGCAGTAGTAGATATGGTTGGATATAACCAATCAATTACATCTGTATCAACAGGTGCTCAATCTTACGACAACTCATACGGTGCTACTTACTGGCCATGGGTTCAATTGAGATCTACTGAAACAGGAAGACTTAACTTCGTACCAGCTTCTACAATCGTACCTGCTGTATACGAATACAATGATAAAGTATCTGCTGAGTGGTTCGCACCTGCAGGTTTGAATAGAGGTGGATTGCCAACAGTTATACAACCAGAAAGAAGACTTACTGTAGCTCAAAGAAACACTCTTTACACAGCTAAAGTAAACCCAATTGCAATCTTCCCTGGTCAAGGTACTGTGATCTATGGTCAAAAAACTCTACAATCTCGTGCTTCTGCTCTTGATCGTGTAAATGTACGTCGTTTGTTGATCGCACTTAAGGGTTTTATTGGCCAAATTGCTCAAACATTGGTATTCGAACAAAATACTGCAGTTACACGTAACAAGTTCTTATCTCAAGTTAACCCATACCTAGAGTATGTACAACAAAGACAAGGTTTGTTTGCGTTCCGTGTAGTAATGGACGACAGTAACAACACACCAGATGTAATCGATAGAAACTTACTCGTAGGTGCTATTTTCTTACAACCAACCAGAACTGCAGAATTTATCCAGCTCGACTTCAACATTCTACCAACTGGAGTAACTTTTGGTCAATAATTTAAAAACAAGATCTAATGAAAGATAGTACTATTGTAAGATTAAGAATGTCTAAACAACTATTTGAATCTCTTGCTGATCAAATATTGGCTGAAGCTAAGGATATGTCTGGTGGTGTTTACACAGAAACTGTAAAACAACCAAAGCAACCAAAACAATCAAAATCCAAAGTTGCTTCTCCTGACGAAAAGAAAACAGACAAGATGAAGGAAGGAGGAGTTGAGGAAATGGAAACAAGAGTAGCTGAGTACTACGATCCTCGCCGAAACAAAAGCAAAGCTGATATTGATAAAGAATTTGCTGATCGTATGAAAAACGACAAAGAATATCAAAAGCTTTCTAAAAATATAAAAGATAAAGCA